GGCGGTAACTTCTGTCGCTGGTTCAAATAGTAATCGATTTAAATTGGAACCAACATCAGGCTGAAAAGGCCTCTCATAAAAATTAGTCAACAAAAGATTTCTAACCGAGGCTATTACGGCATTCTCATCATAACGGAGAGCAATATCATTTGTACCTGGCACACGCTTGAATGTGAGGTCTATATCTGAGTATATTTTTTTTAATGTTGCCATCTTCTATTTATTACTCTTATTAAGAGACATTTGCGGTTTGTGTCTGAGACAATATTCTGGTTTTCAATTTGTCTGTTCCAATATAAGTGTTTACTAATAGAGTTTCAGTTGCACCCATGTCACCCAAAGGAGAAACTGTAGAATAATCTGCCATAATGGCTTTTGTATTTGTAAAGAATGCATTATCTTGTGTAGTATAAGTTGTCATCAAAGAAGTGATGGATCCTATAGTGCTACTTATTGCTTGTGTTTGTGCCAAAGTTAAATTAGAAGTATTTGGTGTACCCATCGTAATACTATTTGAAAGTGTAATTTGTTGTGAGGACAATGTGTTACTAAGTGTACTTAATGTATTACCTAAAGTTATACTAGTAAAATTACCCATGATGGGTGAATTATTTTGCACACCATCAGACTGATATGTAATATAAGACAATATTTTACCATATCCTATTGCCATTCTGTAATGAACTGTAGTCACATCAGTTCCCGGATCAACAACATTTGACTGCCTATTCGTAACATATAAGTAATTGTTTACTGTACCTACTGCACCAACGGCTGTATTGCCCAAATCACGCAAAGCTTGTGTGACTGTAGAAGATATAGTGGATTGAACATTGATAGCAAGTGTTGCGGCATTTATTGAATTTAGAGCAGAATTTATTGTTATTGTTAATGATCCCACAGGATTAACAAAATACCCACCCACATTGGATGTAGAGATATCCTCTGTTTGCCATGTATTCAACAACGGCGGCATTAACGCCATATTATTTGCAACACCACTACTGTAATTTGAAACTGTCGCGTTAGTCGTTGGATCTGTTGAATTGAAACCTAATCTTCCATAAATGCTCATAATATATCCTTAAAATCCTATTTCTTGCGTTGTTGGTGGACTTGTTGGTCCATAAGGTGCAATATGTATCTGCATATTTCGTATGGTGCTGTTAATAATATCTTTAGATAAGAATGATGCTGATATACCTGAATTTATAAAAGGTGCAGACATTGAAGTCTTTGAGTTGATTGGACCAGCACAATTAATTGTACCTGGAATGGGATATGTTTCTAGTGGGCCCACAGTAATACCGCCAAGTGGAGTTGTAAAACCTCCTCTTTCAGCGCGAAAACCTGTTATACATTCTATACGGCCTCTAGAGAAAATCCTACCGGCAGTAATCTCACTTTTCACCTTCAAGTCACCACGAATACCCACATAGTCACCCGGTGCAATAAATAAACCACTATTTTCTCCGCTACCAGCTTTAATGTTCATGTCACCTTGTGAAACAAAGCTGGTTAATCCTTCAACTACAGTTGAATAGTTTCCTTTAACATGCAATTCGTAGTTACCATCAATTTGTTGATTGACACTGCCATTTACAACATTCATATTTACATCGCCGTGGATTTCTATGTTTAAATTTCCTTTGCCGGATGATCCAATTAATATATTTCTATCATTAAGAGTAATTTCATATCCATCACCGTATATTTTATGAACCTCATCACCATTAGGATGCATTTCAATAAATGTCTTTGAACGGTGTTGTAATCTGACACGTTCTCTTGTAGGAGTGTCATCCAATTCGAATGCATGGCCACTAGGTGTCTGTGTTGCATTATTAAAAGGAGGAATCGGCAAATAAGTTCCCGCTGCGCCGGTTATCTGATTAATATCTGTATTTGCGGCAGATTTGGGTTCTATCCAGCTGGCAAAATAACCTGGTTTTAAAACTGTCATTATAAATATCCTATCATGGTTTACTTGAATTACTGAATTTAGGACCAAAATAATTAGCTGCCGCTGCTTTACCTGATTCTATTTCAGCGTTAATTGATGCACTAAGCTTGTCTATATTAGCGTTTACTGGATCAGTTACATATGTTGTTATAGTTGTTGGTTGTGGTGCATCATTTTCATTATTATAAGCTGCTGTTAACTCAGCTTCTGTTCCGGCAAAACCATTGGCAAATTGTGCGCCAACAGAAGCTATTCCTGCCTTGAAATTTAATACACATTCTTCCAATATTTGTTGAACTTGAGCAGGTAATGATTTTATCCAATTTGTAATTTCATCTAATTGTTTCAGTAGAAAATAAACCATAGAAATATCGGCTATAACTTGTGCCGCAATTTTTAAGTTTTCATTAATTTCTCTTACTTTCTCTTTCAAAAAGGAGAAATTGGATGAAAAAAGACCTGTAAAGTCTAAATTTAATCCTGCTAAAATTGCATCAATTGCAGTTCTAAATAACTGCTGTAATTTTGTTATTGCTACACGAATTGCAGCAGATGCAGCATTTTTACCATTTTTAATTGCACCTAATAATATTCCTACATTTGGAACTAAAGCAGTCAAAGATAAATTTGCATTTAATCTAAATTTAAAATCACAAACGTGTGCAACTTGACTATTGGTGATATAAACACCTGTGTTAATCAATGCACCTCTAGCAATACCTGGAGTAGTTTGAACACCTTTGGTTGAAAACGAACCACCCCAAGCCCACTCTGCCGGCCTTCCAAAATCTGATACATAAAGGCCATTTGATGCATTTGGATTAGGATTCATCTCCAGTGTTGGTCCAGTTGCTGGTTTATAATTAACATAATCCAATGAGAGTTCAGCTTGAATTGCCATAATTTCTCCTATTAAGTTGAATAGCCAGCTTTTTGTTCTGGTGTTATTCCAGGCAATACACCCATCATCACAGGAAATTGGCCACTTTCTCCATCTAAAAAGAAACCAACAACCCAATCATTGAGTTCAGGTGCACCAAATGTTTTTGAAGTATTTATGGCGTTCATTGGTGTAGCCCAAGGTAAATCCGCATCAGGAATCAGAGTAACATTATCTGTGTGCCATCCAAATATTCTAACTTTACATCTTCCTAAACCCAATGGATCAGCTCTATTTTTAACAACACCCATCCACCAAACAAATCCATTCAAACCTGCAAAATTAGTGGTCGCCTTTGACATTATATAACTCCTTTAACCGCATTACTCCAACCAACAGAACCATTATTAGGATCAGCATATAGATTAGGAACACTCTCTTTACATATTTCCAAAATAGTTCTATATTTAAATTGATCCAAAATGTGTCTCACCGCAGTAACCAAATAATTTCCTGAATAGAAATCATCTAAGCCTTTAGCTTGTCTAACTGGATCTTTTGAAAGTAAATTAAATTTAATAACAGATCCAACAGTCAATGCTGGATCGCCCCAAACTGAAATTTTCATTCTATTATAATTTGCCAAAGGTATTTGTGCAGTTCTATTCGGTATGTAGGTCTCTGCAAAAATATCACGCGCAACTGAACCTGGTTTATTTTTTATAACAGCATAATCGTTTTGATTTGAATTTGCAAAAATCATTTTAAAAGATGCTTCCGGTGTTTGATATAAAGTATCACCGTTGCGATTTTTGTAATTGTTAGTTATTGGCCAATTGTTTAATTTTTCAACTTTGTTATTATAATCTGCGTAACTGAAATCTGTTACTTTATATCTTCTTAATAAAGGATCAACCGACAATAAACGATTTGCAAACATACCTTGATTTACACCAGCTAATGTATCAAAAGAATCCATTATTTCATATGAAAGTGCATTGTATAAATTGTATGGCATATCGACAACATTTAAATTCCTAGGAGAATAATTATATTCTCTCATTGGACTTTGTTCATACAAATTTTGTAAAGACCTAAAATTATATCCAAATTTATTCTCATAAAATAACATATCAGCACCAACCATAGTAATAGATCCAAAAGCTCCTGGTCTTGCATATGTAGCCAACCAATTGATAGCATCAAAAGGTTTTAAAAATGGAACTATGAAATCATAAACACCATATGTATTATCTATTTGCCCCATTCTATTATCTGGCACCTGTAGATATGTCTTTAATATATCTTTTATGTTTGTCGTTATATCTGAATTTTTATAAGACTTACTTATTTTATATTGTTCAGAAAGAAACAATTCTTCAGAACAAAAGTAGATTGAATATGTTTCTGTATTTCCTTCATTCAAAGGTTCTCTTTTACTTATTGTAAAAATACGAAAACTCTTTTTAATGATGTTTGTAGTATCATCAGCTTTACCAAAATGTAAATGAATGAATTCATTACCAGACATACTTAAACTATTTGCTAAGTCTATGGAATCTTTAATCATTACATAACCGGAAGCCGTGTTATTAAACAGATCCTCATTATAAGATATTTCTATAAAATTAAAAGACAAATCAATATCACTAGTGGC